AGTGATGACGTGGTCTTGACCATTGTACGTGTAATGCTTTCCTGCGATTAGATTGTGATATGCGCACAATTCAAAGAACGTTTGCATTGTACTTAATCGCAACTTCTTTAATTCAGCACGGCCAATGAGGCCACGAGTACCTGGGTACTTCAACCGTCTTTTTATTTGCCAATCGCAACCGAGAAACGACTTCCCGCCACCAACACCCCCACCATATAACACCTGCTTGATATCAGAGTCGATGGCGAGAGCGTTGAGTGCTGCTATTTGCTTTTCGTGAAATTCAATTTTCATTTATTTCATTTAAATTGTCATTTTCATCAATACTATCTACTTCCCAAGCTTGAGAAAATTCATAATCTACAAACATTTCAGCTAATCCTGATATTTGTGCTAAACGCAATATTTCATCAGCATCCATACCTAATTTTTTTGCTATTTTTTCATCATTCCATCCTCGTTTTTTTAGATCAATAACTATTTCACTCATAGCATCTACTTTATGTTTTCCTCTTGCTCTATTATGTCTAATAGTTGAAGCTATTCTATCTGATTTATCAGTTCTATTTTCATTAATAGTTACTACTGGTAAAAATCCGTGTACTCTTTGTTTTACTTCAGTAGATTCTTTACCAACTCTATTTCTATGAAAACCATCAACAACAGTTCTATTTATTTTTTCATCATATGTAACAATTGGTTGAGTATATCCATCTTCTAAAATAGATAATTTTAATAATTCCATTTCAGGTGGTGCGACTGAATTGGGATTATAATCATTAGCTTGAACTGATGTATTATTAACCCATAAAACTAAATCAACTGGTTCATTTTTAAATGGTGAATTATTATGAAGCTCCGTTCTAATAATGTTTAACCAATGAACTTTTTCATTTAATTCTAATGTCTTTAATTCTTTAATTAAATTAAATAAATTCACTTCTAATTGCGTTGTTTTGTTTTCCATAATTTTAATCATTAAATAAGGTTAAGGTTAATTTTTCATTTTTCTTTTTAATCATTTTTAAATAGTTTTCATAAGCTTGTGATTTATGTTGAGTGAAAGATAAACCTTTACACCAATAATCATTTCTTAATAAACTTTTGCAAATCCTCCTCCAAGAAGGAACTTTTTTATCAGCTTCTAATTTATGATCTGCTTCATCTGGAATTCCATCTTCATAACCACGTTTCATCCACCAATTAATAAATACTGTTACTTTACTTTTATAATGATCTTTAGTTTTTGGTGGCATAGATTCTATTAGCAATTTTGCAAAACTTTCCCAAGTGTGATTTTCAGGCTTTACTATTTTTCTATAACCATTAATATTACCTGCTTCTTGAATATATAATGATCCACTATTTGCACCATTAACTCTTGCCACTACTTTACTCCAAGTTTCAGGTTCAATCAAATGAAATAACCATAAACCCCTTCTTTGATCATCACCATAAGGTTGGCAAATTCTCATTTGATGTACTGTTAATCCTGCTCTATACATTAAATCATATAATTTGTTATGTTTCTTTTCAGGATTTTTAGCGTGATAAATCCAAATATCTTCAGTAGACCAATCATATATTGGATAAATATTAAAAACATTTTCAGTTATTTTTGTAGTATATATTTTATCTTGAAATTTTACTTTAGATTTAGATGTTATTGTTCTCCATCTATTTAAACTTTCAGTAGTTCTTATTCCTACAAAACAAGCACAAGATTTACCATTTGAATACCACTCACCAAATTCAGGAACAAATTCTTCAAACTCCATACCTTCTCTAAAAAATGGAAAATAATTTAAATCTGTAATACTTTGTTCAGGATATTCTCTTACCCATATAGATTTTTTTTCTTGATCCCAACATATCCAATGTGGTTCGTAAACACTCACTGCATTTCTTAAATGTATAGGTAAACAAATCCAGTATAAATCAATAAATTCTGAATAGTCATTAATCATATTTTTCATATGGTCAATAGTGTATTTATACTGTGCTTCTAAATCAACTATTAATAAACCTATTTTTTGATTTCTTTTCTTTGCTTCATCTAATACTAAATGCATCATTACTGTACTATCTTTTCCTGCTGAAAATGATAAATATATTTTTTCAAAAGAATCAAAAGTAAATTTTATTCTTTCTTGCGCAGCCTCTAAAACATTACAATTCAAGTGATATTTGTTCATTTCGGTTGTTGTTTAATTTATTTATATATTCATTAATAACTTTTAATGCAATACTATTAGCAATACTTTTTTGCTTTTCATCAAGTAATGCCCACGCTTCTCTAACTTCAATTTCGGAACTATCATTCATTAAATTACACGCTGCTGCTCCCATAAATGCTTTTTTATTTATTGAATTATTAGTTAAATGGTGTAGACAAGATATCTTGTAATTTTCAATTACTAAATTACACGCTTGATAAAACATATTTGGTGTGCTTAATAATAACTTGCAATGATTAATATGTGCTTCATTATTTCTAATTACATACATATTATTTTGAAAACATTCCCAATCTTTGTAATTATAAAAATGTTGTTTCATAATACCTCCTTTGCCTTTTGTTGTAAGATGTGACTATCCATTATATCTGCATACACAAGTCGTGATAATTCAGCTTGATAATCTTCTTTGATACGGTCTTTTGTCAGCTTATCAAGTCGCTTAAATTTATAATCACTCATTTGATTTGCATCAAGTGTCTTTTTGTATGCCATAAATTGCCAACGTTTCCACTCGTCATCGCTCCACGTGCTATCCGTGTATGCGCCTAATTCGTACAACTTGCGTAGCTTCATTGGTGCTAACATTAAAACGTAATCCCTCTTATTATCTTTCCACAATTGGATGTCATCAATAAACATTTGTAGCCAATTAACTGGAGTGGATTCATCAATGGAAGGTGCAGGGATGGATAGCTTTTGTTTCTTCTTATCAATGGCTAAATTCATCTTCATTTTGTATTCAGAGTATTGTTTAAGTACATCAGATAAGAACGCAACCGACATTAGTCCGAAACATTCCACACGTGGCCATTCTTGACCAACTGCGTTAAGTTGGAAGGCAAGTGCTAACTCACCAATTGTAACGTATCTATAATGGCCTTGAATTACTCCATACAGTAAGTTCGTTTCCTCATCGGATGGTAAAGTTTTGATGCCATATAATACAATCCCATAGGATAAAGTCTGCTTAAAGATTGAGAGTGTGCAATCGCCAAGATTGATTTGCTCTTGCGCCTGCAAATAAGCTTTCTCGTTATGCGTCAAGCCATTGTTGTAGGCTATCTCGTTGTATACGACCAATTGTGTCATTGTGATTGTTTTTAGTTGTTACAAATTTATTTAAATCCCAAGCTGATCTCACTGCTGCTTTCCAGTCTTTCATTTTATTCTTTCCGTACTTCCATCCAGTGTTAGTGTAATGGGAGATAAAGACATCAGCAAAATGAAGCGCATCTTCGGAGCTGGCATTGGGCATCCTTTCCAGAAAGTAGTCAGCGACATCTTCAAGTGATGGAGCAGTGAAACGACATTCTTTCAATTTTGTTTGTTGGGTTTCCAACTGGCTCACTCTCTCTTTTAATAAGCGAACCTCTGAGATCAAAGTATTCATATCCATCTGCTAAGCGTTGTTTAGTTGTTGTGCAATTATAGCCATTTTTTTCAAATGCCAAGATAAAATCATTCACCAAGAATTTGAATTGAGCGTCTCTGGTGTACAGATTGCAGCATTTTTTAACCGAGTGAATTACCGTTGCATGATCTATCCCATACGAATCTCCAATGCATTTGAGCGTTTTGTTGTATTCAGCAAAGTAAGTAAATGCAATACAGATAGCACGTGCGTCAACAACTGCTCTTTTGCGTGTGCGACTTTTAATCTGAGTCTCATTGACATCCATCAAATCCATACACGTTTGAAAAAGAATCTCATCAACTTTCTTCATATCTTCGATATGATTAAGGTCTTTTGTTGTCGTTACAATCAATTCACGTAGTTCAGCAAGTTGCCTTTCGATAGCTGTTATTGTGTGGAATATCATCTCATTCATCTTGACCTCCGTATGTTTCGTTGTAGTGTTGATTTGCCATATCATGATAACCAATAAGTCTTGTTGATTCAACTTGACAACCAATTCCAAAAGCATTAACAATCTGCTCACGTTCCATTTGTAGTGCTTTTTCAATAGCATTGCAAGTTTTTGCGTCAAACATTCTCATTGCATTTGGTATTAGTTGTTCCGCTAACCATTGCACCGCCGTTTTTTTCTTTTTCATCTTACAAATAGTTTACTGGTTCGTGTTCGTTTTCGTTTTCCGCTACCGCTAATGAGATCAATTCGCATTTGTCCACTCCAATCATCTTTGAAAGTTTATCTATGTAATAGATACTCATTGTCGTTGGATATTTTTCGTATTTCCTGCCAGTAGGCCAAGTCACTCCCATTGCCTTTGCGAATTCGTAGGTAGATGGGTAGTGGGTACGTATTAAGGTTCTAAATTTCATAATGTTTTCTTAAGTAAGTAAATAATTCTTTCGGGCTATCAAAGTTGATAACCCCCCTTAAAAAGGGAGGTC